CGACCGCTGTCGAATACTTGAGTGCTGCCATTGCTGGCGGAACTGCTTGGGAACGTATGCACGAAGCACTTCGCGCCGCAGCTCCCGACGTGGTCACCAGCGACACGCCCGGTGTACTCCCAACCCCAATCATTGGACCTGTCTACAACAACTTCATCGGCCGTCGCCCAGTTGTTGATGCAATCGGTGCTCGTTCCATGCCCGGTGGAGGCAAAGTCTTCATTCGTCCCGAGGTCACGACCCACACCAGCATTGGTGCAAGCCTTGCCGAAATGAGCAACCAGTCAGGCACTTTTGTGGTGAGTTCAAACCAAGTTACAAAACAAATTTTCGGTGGCTTTGTGAACGTGTCCGAAGCCGATTTGGATTGGACCGATCCCGCAATCTTGTCTTTGTTGCTTGACGACATGGGCCGAATCTACGCAAACGCCACAGACAACTATGCGGCCGACACACTTCGAGCAGGCGCATCAGTTACCCGCAACTTTGTAGCCGCTGACCTCGTTGATCCAAAAGCATGGGCAGAATGGACCGCAGGCTCTGCTTCAACAATCTTGTCGTCGTCCAACGGCAACTTGCCAACGCACATCTTTGTATCGCCTGACATTTGGGGAAATCTCCTCGGTCTTTCCGATACCGCAGATCGTCCGTTGTTCCCACAAGTCGGACCAATGAACGCATACGGCAACCTTGCACCCGGACAGTACAACGGCAACGCTTTCGGTTTGCAAGTTGTTGTTGACCGCAACTTTGCAGCCGCAACGCTGATCATTGGTGATGCCTCTGGCTATGAGCTGTTTGAGCAGCAGAAGGGCGCTATCTCGTTGGACAACCCGTCCACCTTGAGCCGCACCATTGCGTTCCGTGGCTACTTTGCCGCCTTAATGATTGACGAAACCAAGTTCGTCCGCGCTTCGTTCACCTGATCCGACTGACTGAGTAGAGAGACTGCACCATGGCCACATTCAGCGTGACGCACCACCAGCGTCTAGACAATGTTGCTGTGGTGCAGACCCTCGAAACAACCGACATCACAGTCGGCCAGACAATCACACTGACAGGACTCGGTCACGGCCTGAACGGCACGCACATTGTGATCGCTGTACCGGTCAACTTGTTTGCTGGCGTTAACGAAGCAGGCGACCTGCTTTACAACGAAAACGAAATCATTGTTAACCAGTTGATGTTTCAAGATGTTGGCGACGATCTAGAACGATCTGCTGCCGATCCGTTTGGCACGTTGACATGGAATTTGAGTTGCACATGGTTGTCATCGACTGCGCCAGTAATTGAGTTTCTCGGAATCGCGTCGGCCACGGCAAATGACACAGCGTTTCTAACGACTTGTGTTGCAGCTGCAAACGCTTGGTGTTTCAGGCGTCGCGTGCAGGCTGGTTACCACGACAGTCTCACGACCGTCCCTGACAGTTCAGTGCTGTTAGGAACCACGCTTTACGCCGCAGGGCTTTACCGTGAACGCGGGACAACTGGAGACAGTTACGCGTCGTTTGGTGACATGACAGGACCACCGCTCATGACCTTGGGTCGAGTCAACCAGTTGCTTGGCATTAAACGATCGCAGTGTGCATGAAATGGCAGGCATCTTCACGGACGCGATCGACGCTGTCTCAGCAACGATCACGGCTCTCGGGCTTAAGCCTGTCACTGATCCTCGCAACGCTCGACCGCTCACTGTTTTTATTGAGTTACCTGTTTTCACTGCGTTCAATAACCAAACGGCGGACATCACGATTGACCTCCGAGTCTTGGGCGCGCCACCCGGCAACAGCGACTCTACGACGTACATACTCGGAATCGTTGATGAACTGATGAACTCTTCTCTCGCAGTTGTATCTGGACGGCCTTCGCTTGCTCAGATCGGATCGCAAGATCTACCTGCTTATGACCTCACAATTAGAATCGGCTCAAGCCGCAGATAAAAGGACAAACAATGCCCACAACTTACCTATCAAACCCAACCGTCAATGTCACTAGCCCGTCAGCAATGGCGTTAACAAGTAACTGTTCTGCAGCGGTTTTGACTTTGACCGCCGAGGCTTTGGAAAACACGAGCTTCGGCCAGACATCCCGCACCTACACGGCTGGGTTGTTCAGTAATGAATTAACCTTGACTTTGTTCCAAGGTTACGGAACGACCGAAGTGGAAACCTATTTGAACACTTTGTTCGGTGTCGCTTCAACAATTGTTGTTAGCCCATCTGGAACAACTGAGTCCGCTTCAAATCCCGAGTACACCCTCACTGGTTGTTACCTTGAGACCGTCACGCCGATTAACGCAACTGTCGGCGAACTGTCAGTCGTTGAGGCCGTGTTCAAGGGTGGCACCTATGCACGCGACATCGTGACACCGTAATCCGTAAACTGATCCAATCCCGACTAGGAGAACCATGAAACTTACACTTAGCGTCCGACTCACCGATGGTGAGACTTACCAAGTAATTACAAACCTGTTTGTGATCATTTCGTGGGAGCGTAAATTTAAACGACGAGCATCAGATCTGAGCAATGGGATCGGGATGGAAGACCTAGCGTTCATGGCTTACGAAGCCAGTAAGCAGCAAGGTCATCCAGTCCCGATCTCATTTGATGAGTTCGTCAAGAAACTAGAAGATTTAGAAGTCGTGGAGACTGCATCTGCAGTCCCTACGCAGGAGGCCACCGACGTCAGCTAGCAGCTCTGCTAGTTGAGACTGGGTTCTGGCCTCCACAAATAACATTCGAGACAGACGATCTAGCAACTTGTGTGCAGATCATCAACGAGCAGAGAAAGAAAACCTAATGGCTGCAGATGTGAGACTTGATACTTACGGTCTGCAAGACGCATTGAAGAAAATGCAGAAGATCAATCCTGCTATTCGTCGCACTCTGCTCAAGGATACGAAGGTCGCCGCTCAACCCCTGGTGGATCTGATCAACAGTCGAATCCCAACGACACCACCGTTGAGCGGTATGAATCACAACGGTCGCACCGGGTGGAAGAACGCCAAGAAGGTGCAGATCTCGTTGAACACTCGCAAGCCTCGCAAGGGTTTGGCGACTGCTGGCGCTGAACAGATTGCAGTGGTTCGAGTGGTCACTAAGGGCGCACCTGTAGCGATCACGGACATGGCTGGCCGTGCTGGTGGCACTAAGTCGCGCCGAGAGTCAAAGTACCGCCGACCTAATTTTGCGTCAGCTCTTCAGGGTGAACCGTCGCGCTATATGTGGAAAGACATAGATCAGATGGTCGCCGAAACTGAACGGGCTTTGAAGCCGATCATTGACCAGTTCATGGTTGATGCACAAAGAGAGTTCAACTGATGGCTATTAACCTCCCGATTATTTCTGAGTGGAATCCCAAGGGCGTAGATAAAGCGATTGCCGACTTTAAGAAACTTGAGACCAACGGGCAAAAAGCATCGTTTGCAATCAAGAAAGCTGCAGTCCCCGCAGGGCTTGCTCTTGCAGCTCTTGGCGCTGTTGCTTTTGATTCTGTCAAAGCGTTTGCCGAGGATGAAGCCGCAGCTGAAAAACTTGGTCTGACACTTCAGAACGTCACCTACGCAACCGATGCCCAGATCGCATCCGTGGAGCAGTTCATCACCAAAACTTCTATGGCGGCCGCTGTCGCCGACGATGAACTTCGCCCGGCACTCGACTCACTTGTCCGAGGCACTGGCGATGTCGCTCAAGCCCAAGACCTGCTTACTCTGGCACTTGATATTTCTGCGGGCACTGGTAAGGATCTTGGCGCTGTATCTGACGCTTTGTCTAAGGCTTACAACGGCAACTTTACAGCCCTTAAGAAACTGGACCCAGCACTCGCCGCTCTAATTGAAGAGGGTGCGGACGCTGACGATGTCTTTGGTCGTCTGGGTGCAACATTTAAAAATCAAGCCTCAACGGCAGCTAACACGACCGCTGGCAAAATGAAAAATTTGTCTATCCAAATGGGCGAGTTCAAAGAGTCCATCGGCGCAGCTGTCGCACCACTCATCCAAAAAATGCTTCCAGCACTTTTAAAGTTCTCAACATTTGCTCAGCAAAACACAAAACTCATAATTACCCTCGGAGCCGTAATCGGCACGTTTGCTCTAGCAATCATTGGTCTCAACGCAGGCCTAGCGGTTTACAACACGATCCAAGCCTTGACACTTGCACTAAACACTGCACTCACAGCATCGTTCTCGGCTCTTTGGGTTGCTACTGGAGTCGTGGTTATTATCGCAATTATTGCGGCACTGGTTGCGCTACAAGTCAAGTTTGACATCTTTGGCAAAACAATTGATGTAATCAAAGTCGGCTTTGATGTTCTTTGGGGAGCAATTAAGTTTGTGTTTGATTGGGTCAAAAACAATTGGCCATTGTTGCTCGCAGTAATCACAGGGCCATTTGGACTAGCGATCGCTGCGATCTTCAAGTTTAAAAATCAAATTATGGAAGCTTTCAGCTTGATCTATAAAGGCATTAAAGCCACAATGGGTTTCGTCGCTAATGTAATTTCCGCACCATTCAAAGCAGCGTTTAGAGCTGTCGCGTCGCTGTGGAACAACACCGTCGGCAAACTGTCGTTCAAGGTACCTTGGTGGGTTCCGGGCCTTGGTAACAAGGGATTCGATGTGCCAGATATTCCTGAATTGGCTAAAGGTGGCATTGTGACAGGTCCAACCTTGGCGATGATCGGCGAAGGTCGTGAACCTGAAGCGGTTATCCCGTTGTCAAAGTTGGGCAGTATGGGATTCGGCGGTGGCGGTGGCCCCACGATCAACATCACAGTCACTAGCGCAGATCCGAACGCTGTCGTCGCAGCTCTCCAACGCTATGTTCGAATGAGTGGCCCAGTGCCAGTGACCACAAGGCCACTATGAGCAATCAGAACCTCTGGAAGGTCACAGTGGACGGGTTCAGCCTTGACGGGTTCGTCTATTCGCTGTCATTCTTTAACGGCAAGAAGAGATGGCTGGAGAACTATTCGCCTCAAAGTCTGTCGCTCACTATTGACAACTCGACAGGTCTTGCGTCTGCGTTCTTGCCCGGATCAGAGATCAAGGTTTATAGGGACGGAGTTGGCACAAACAACAACGCTCGAAACTTCTTCTACACTGAAGCAGTTTCTTACGATGACGGCTTCCAGTACGCGTCAGGTGGAGCGACAGCGACGATCACAGCGATCGATCTGTTCGGAGTGTTGTCGCGTGAGCAACTTGTAGAAGAGGATCTGGGCGACCTGAACACGCTTGAGCAACTGTCGCCATACACAGCACTCATCAGCTTCACAAACGACGGAAACAGTGCTGCCTACCCCACCGACAATTACACCGGCACGATCGGCGCTCGACTCGCCCAAAATATGCAGACCGAACACGGCCTCATGATCAACTACGGCGACACGATCAAACTATTGGCGAGGTCACAGGTCGGCGAGAATGTTTCAACATTGTCATTCGGTGGCACTGCATCGGCGACAGTGCTCCCGATGAACGCAGTCTTCAGGTCTGGGCT